CTCAAAGAAGACGGTAAATCTAAACTAGTCAGCGTTAATCCAGTAGACATTTTAACAGCAGAGCAGTTATGGGTGTACAATGTTAAAACACGTAAACTAGGTCGCTATGTTGCTGACCCACATCAAACAATGTTAAGTGTTAAAGGTACAAGTATCATAGGATACGATGAAAATCAAAGTGTACAAAAAACTCTACGTAAACCAGAACAGCAGTTAAAAGACTTTTTAGGTTCTAACAAAGTACAACTGCGTAAGTTTTTAGAAAATATCAAAACAACAGATACTAAACTTACTGGACGTATTAACACTGACACTATATTATTAAAAGTTTTATAGTTCAATTAGCATAAATACTAGAAACAAAGGTATTTAACTAATGGCTACAATTAAACCAAATCTATCAGCAACACTATCTGTAACAACAGACAGCCTATATGACCAACCCACGGGTACTGGCCCAGGTCCTATAGCATTTGATGATAGTGGACTACCTACAGAAATTACTAAGAAAAACGAAATTATTGAATATATTCGTTTAAGACTAGGTGATCAAATTGTTGATGTTGAAGCAGACAAAGAACACTTTGACATGGGTATCAAACAAGCATTTCAGCGTTATAGACAACGCAGTTCAAATGCTGTTGAAGAAAGTTATGCCTTTTTAGACATTTATCCAGAAACTCAAGAATACATACTTCCTACAGAAATCATTGATATTAGAAAAGTATTTAGACGTGGCATTGGTTCAGTGACAGGTACAACTGCTAGTCAGTTTGAACCATTTGCTTCAGGCTACTTAAACACCTATATGCTAGTAGCAGGACGTGTTGGCGGACTTGTAAACTACGAATTGTTTACAGGTTATCAAGAACTTGCTATGCGTATGTTTGGTGGACACATGAATTTTACATGGAACAAGGTTAGTAAAAAACTAACACTGGTTCGTAAGCAACCATGGCAAGGTGAAAACTCAAGCGAAACAGAATCTGTATTGCTATGGACATATAATTATAAACCAAACGTAATGTTATTAAATGACCCTCAGGTATATCCATGGATACAAGACTATGCCTATGCTTTAGTCATGATATCAATTGGTCAAGCACGTGAAAAATTTGCTAGTATTGCTGGTCCACAAGGCGGCACAGCACTCAATGGTACAGCACTAAAAACAGAAGGCTTTACTCTATTAGATAAATTAGATCAAGAAATTTCAACATATATGGATGGTGGTGCACCTTTAACCTGGACTATTGGTTAATCAACTGTTGACTTTCTCGCTGTTTTTCTAATATAATATAATTTGTTCAACGGGAGTTTCAATGTCAAAAATTATAGGTATCTGCGGTTTCATGGGCAGTGGTAAAGACACCATTGCTGATTATCTAGTTAACGTTCACGGATTTAAAAGAGAAAGTTTTGCCAACAGTCTTAAAGATGCTGTTGCGACCACATTCAATTGGGATCGTGAAATGTTAGAAGGACGATCAAAGCAGAGCCGTTTGTGGCGAGAACAAGTAGATGCGTGGTGGGCTAAACGCTTAGATATGCCTAATCTTACTCCTAGGTGGGTACTACAATACTTTGGTACAGAAGTAGTCCGTAACGGATTCCATGATGACATGTGGATTGCGAGTTTAGAAAACAGGCTAGCACAATCAACAGACGACATAGTAATTACAGACTGTCGTTTCCCTAATGAACTAAAAGCAATACGTGCCGCTGGTGGACAATGCGTCAGAGTTAAACGTGGTCCTGAACCAGACTGGTATGATGCGGCTGTACAATACAATAAAGGACCTAAGCGTAACATGACTTGGGCTCTAAGTAGAGGACAACTAGAGAATAAAGGTATACATCCAAGTGAATATTCATGGGTAGGACAAGAGTTTGATTGTATATTTGAAAATGATGATACTCTAGATAGTTTATATACTAAAGTTGAAACATTCTTTGGCTTTACTGATCAGGAACAAGATCTCCTTGTATCCAGCCAAGATTCTGTTTTGAAACCTCAATTTGACAATTAGTACATATAGTTTTTAAATTACTGATACTGTTGTTTTTAAGATTTCCATCTACATAATAAACAGATAACTGTTCCTTATATCTAGCCTTAAATCCACACTTTTCACATACTTCTTTTTTTCTGTATCCAACCCTGAGCCAAGCAGGTTTAAAAGGGCGTTTGTGTTGCCCTTTCCTTATACAACTATCACAATAACTGCGGTATCTACGCTGGCCTTTTACGATATAATTCACCGCGGCAGGCCTGTGTTTACACGCTTTACATAAGGGTCTATTCTGCATTTAAAGTATTTATAATATAATACCTTTCAAAGGGCAGTTAACTAGTGCAATTTTAGACATAATTTATAAATAGTTATAACGCATTAAAATTAAGATGATACACAAAAGGAATAAAGACCATGGCTTTAACATCACCAGGAGTAGAAGTAACCGTAATTGACGAGAGTCAATATACGCCTACCGCAGTTGGTACAGTTGCGTATATCCTACTTGCTACTGCACAAGACAAAACAAACCCAAGCGGTAGTACTGCTAGTGGTACTACAATGACTAATGCTGAAAAATTAGTTACACTTTCAAGTCAACGTGAATTAACAAGTTTATTTGGCACACCAACATTCCAAACTAACGCATCAGGTAATCCAATACATGGTGACGAAAGAAACGAATATGGGTTACACGCGGCTTACAGTGCATTAGGTGTTGCTAACAGAGTTATTGTACAACGTGCTAATATTGACCTAGCACAGTTAGCAGGATCAAGCATTAGACCAACAGGCGAAGCAACAGATGGCGCACACTGGTTAGACTTATCTAGTACTAACTGGGGTGTATATGAGTGGGAAGAGGAAGAAGGCTTCGTACTTAAGACACCAACTATTATTAACAATTCAGACAATGTTTCAGCAGGTGCACCAAAAACATCAGTAGGTTCAGTTGGTAACTATGCAGTTGTAACAACAAGTACAAGTAATCCTATCTACTACAAAAAATATGACAATACATGGGTATTAGTAGGTAGTGAAGATTGGCAATCATCACAAGTAGCACTTAGAGGCACTGCTTCTAATCCTGCAACACTTGCTATTGGACAATTGATGCGTATTAACACAACAAACGTTGTAATGACAGGCACTACAGTAACACAAGCGGCCGCAGATGTTAATGCCGCAAGTATTCAAGGTGTTACAGCAACAGCAAGTGCCGCTGGTCAGTTAGAAATTAGAATTGATGCTACATCAGCAATTTCAGGTAACACATCAGTACCAACAGGTACAGCAATTATTCAAACACCACTAAGTGGAACAGACTGTGCTGAGATTTTAGGCTTATTAGCATCAGGTGAAGTAAGCAAAACAATCAACGCACCAGCAGTACACTATGGTGGCTATACTAATCCGCCTGCTTGGAAGTCAACAGACACAACACCAAGACCAGATGGCAGTGTATGGTTAAAAACAACTACAAAAGGCAATGGTGCTAATCACGGTATTAAAAAATACAGTTCAGCAACAGGTACATGGAACTTATTAACTGCTCCATTGTATGCTAGTGACTCAGCCGCAATTGGTGCATTAGATCCAACAGGTGGCGGTACACAAATTGCACAAGGTACTGTGTATGTTAAGTATGACGTTACACAAGACGGTGATGACTTACCACAATTAACATTTAAACCATATGTTAAAAACGTTGTAGGCGCATTAAAAATTACAGGTACTGTACCTAGTTCACCATTAACATTTGTAACAAATGATACATTCACAATGACAGTAAGTGTTCCTGGTTCAGCAGATACATCAGCAACAATAACACTAACAGGCACAACTTCAGCAGATTTTGTTGAAGCAGTTCAAACAGCAAGTCTGCAAAATATTGCGGCCGCTATTGAATCAAGTGGTGCTATTAGTATTAGTCACTTAGCAGGTGGTACAATTCAGTTTGACGTTGGTACAGGTACTCCATTAGCAACTGCTGGTTTAACAACAGCAACTAATGTACAATCACTCATTACAAACGTAAGATGGTTAGCAAGTCCATTTGGTGCATTAACTTATGTTCCAGATACAACTGCACCGTTTAGCGATCCAGCAAAAGGCCAATTATGGTACTACAATGATGCAACAGAAGTTGATATCATGGTACATGATGGTTCAGGTTGGAAAGGTTACAAAAACGTAACTAACGATGCACGTGGTATGAACTTATCATTAACTGATCCAAACGGTCCTATTATTTCAGCAAGTGAACCTGTTCAACAGTCAGATGGCACAGCACTTGTACAAGGTGACTTATGGATTGATTCAGGTGAGTTGTTAAACTATCCAAAAATTTATCGCTACACAACAGCATTTGGCGGTGCAAGTTCAAGTTGGGTATTGATTGACAATACAGACCAACTTAGTTCAGATGGTATTCTGTTTGCAGATGCACGTTGGGCAACTAACGGTACAACAGATCCAGTAACTGACGCTTTCCCAGCAATTACTGATTTAGATGATAGTGATTATATTGATCAAGATTGTCCAGACTATCAACTATATCCAAGAGGTGTATTGTTATGGAACACACGTCGTTCAGGTTATAACGTAAAACGTTTTGAACCTACATGGCACGCTGATGCTACTAACCCTCCAACACAACTTGGTGCTTGGGTTTCACAAAGTGGCTTAGATGCAGACGGTGTACCATATATGGGTCCAAGAGCACAACGTAACACAGTTGTTGAAGCACTTAAATCTGCTGTTGCATCAAGTACAGATTTGCGTGAAGAACAAGTTGAATTTAACTTAATGGCATGTCCTGGTTATCCAGAACTAATGCAAAACATGATTACTTTAAATAATGATCGTAAAAATACAGCGTTCATTATTGGTGATTCACCAGTACAGCAATCATCAAGTTCAACTTCATTAACAGCATGGGCTCAAAACACAGCACTTGCTACTGACAACAGTTTAGATGGACTTGTAAGTTACAGTGAATACCTAGGTGTTTACTATCCAGCAGGTTTATCAACAAGTTTAGCAGGTGACACAGTTGTAGTTCCAAGTTCACATATGATGTTAAGAACTTACATTAGAAGTGACAACGTATCGTTCCCATGGTTTGCACCAGCAGGTGTAAGACGTGGTGTTATTGATAACGCTACTGCAATTGGTTGGGTTGATGAAAATGACGCTTCAACATTTAAGAGTATTGGTGTAACTAACTCATTACGTGATATCTTGTATGAGAACAAGGTTAACCCAATTACAGTTTTACCAGGCTCAGGTATTGTTGCTTATGGTCAAAAGACTAGAGCAAGCCAAACATCAGCAATGGATCGTGTTAACGTGGCACGTTTAGTTGCTTACTTGAGATTGGTACTTGATAAAGTTGCAAGACCATTTATATTTGAACCAAATGATACAATTACTCGTAACCAAGTAAAACAAGCATTTGAACAAGTATTAAATGACATTCTTGCTAAACGTGGTATCACTGACTATCTAGTTGTTTGTGATGAAACAAACAACACTTCAGATCGTATTGCTAGAAACGAACTTTATGTAGATATTGCTATTGAACCAACAAGAGCAATTGAGTTTGTTTATATTCCAGTACGTTTGAAAAACCCAGGTGATATAGCGGCAGGTAATTAATAAAGTACGTATATAATTGGGAGAAGAAATTCTCCCAATGGCGTACCAAAAATAGGTAAATACTATAAAGTATAAAGGATTAATAAAATGGCTGTTTCATCATTAAACAAATTTACGGTACCGTTAAGTACAAACCAAAGTGCTAGTTCACAAGGTTTGTTAATGCCAAAATTAAAGTTTCGCTTTCGTGTTACTTTAGAAAACTTTGGTATTAGTCAACCAACAACGGAAATGACCAAGCAAGTTATGGACTTTACTCGTCCACAGGTTGCTTTTAACCAAATTGAAATACCTATTTACAACAGTCGTGTTTACCTAGCAGGTCGTCCAGAATGGCAAGCATCAACAATCCAGTTCCGTGATGACGCAGGTGGTCAAGTTGCTAAACTTGTTGGTGAGCAAGTTCAGAAACAGTTTGACTTCATGGAGCAAAGTGGTGCGGCGGCAGGTATTGATTATAAATTCATTACACGTTGCGAAATCTTAGATGGTGGTAACGGTGCTAACGAAGCAACAGTATTAGAAACTTGGGAAATGTACGGTTGCTACTTACAAGACATTAACTACAATAACGTTGATTATAGTACTAATGATCCTGTAACAATCACAGCACAAATTAGATACGACAACGCTGTACAAACACCAATTGGTACTGGTTTAGGTACATCAGTAGGTGAAGCGTTAGTTAGATCAGTAGCAGGTGTAGGTGCTATTACTGGCTAATTAACAACAGTAATTTAAAAAAGCCTGGCTTAAACCCCAGGCTTTTTTTATGGATAAATACTTAAAACGGATATTTAATTATATGGCAGGCTTATTTTCTAACTTTTTTCAACAAGCATTAACAGGTCCTAACCTACGTGACTATCGCCATGGCCAACGTACCTTTGTTGACAGTTTATATAGATTAAGTCCAAAGTATACACATTTATTTCATGTGTACTTTGATCTAAATCCTAGCGTGGCTTCAGTAACACAGAATGAGCAAATTGAAATAGGTATGATGGCTAAAACAGCAGACTTACCTAAATTCAGTATTACACAAAAAACATATAATGCCTACAATAGAAAAAACATAGCACAAGATAAAATTAACTATGATCCTGTAAGATTTACCTTACACGACGATTCAGCAGATGTTGTTAGAAACTTTTGGTATGACTACTATTCATACTACTATAGAGATGCAGACTATTCAGAAGAAATGTATAGAATGCAACACAAATATAGTCTAAGACAACAAAAGGGATGGGGTTTTTCTCCTAAGGCTGATAGTCCTTATCTGACAGCAATTAGAATTTATAGTTTACATCAGAAACAATTTAGTGCGTATAACTTGATTAATCCTATCATCACTGATTTTGCTCATGGGCAACATCAACAGGGATCAAATGATGTAATGCAACATGAAATGACAGTCGCCTACGAAGCAGTACAGTATGCT